TCCGTATGCCGAGGTGGTCTGCGACCATGTGGCGTATGACGATTGGGGCATGGAGCCCTGCCGGTCATGGGACGAAGTGTCCTATGTCTGGCGCAGGGTGTTCATGTCCCGCGCGGACCTGATCGAACGCTTCGGGAAGAAGATCGGCAAGGAAGTCCCGCTAGACTGGACGCCGCTCTACGACACGTCCAACGACAGTGAGAAGGCCGAGAAGGTCAAGCGCGCCGCCGTCTATGAAATCTGGTCGAAGGATGACCGCAAGGTTTATTGGGTCAATCGGTCCTATCCCAAGGGCTGTCTCGACACACGGGACGACTGGCTCGGGCTCAAGGGCTTCTTCCCGTGTCCCCGGCCTCTGACTGGAACGCTGGCCCCGGATAGCTACATCCCCGTCCCTGACTTCGTTTACTACGAGGACCAGGCCAACGAACTCGACAAGCTGACCGCGCGGATCGGCGTCCTGATTGATAGCCTCAAGATGATCGGGGTCTATGCCGGCGAGGAACAGGCGATCCTTCAAAACCTGTTCAGCCAGCCCTCGGGGACCATCGTCCCCATCGCGTCTATGGCGCAGTGGTCGGATAAGGGCGGGTTCAAGGGGCTGATCGAATGGATGCCGATTGAACTGGTCGCGGCGACGCTGATGGAGTGCTTCAACGCCCGCAAGCAGATCCTTGAGGACATCTACCAGGTCACGGGGATGAGCGACATCATCCGGGGCATGTCCGACCCGCGTGAGACCGCGACTGCTCAGGCGATGAAGGGCAATTGGGGCAGCCTTCGGGTTCGGGACAAGCAGAAGGAGCTGGCCCGGTTCGCGCGTGACGTGCTGCGGCTCCAGGGTGAAATCATCGCCGGGCAGTTCGGGGTCTCGACGCTCAAGGCGATGACGGACCTCAAGATGTTCGACGCGCCCGAACAGAAGCAGATCGTTCAGCAGGCGATGCAGTCGGGCTTGCCGATGCCTCCGGGTGCGAACGCCCAGGAGATGCAGGAGATGATGACCCGGCCAACGTGGTCGGAGGTGAACGCGCTCCTGAAGGACCAGGCGCTTCGCCAGTTCCGCATCGACGTGGAGACCGACAGCACGATTGAGCCGAACGAGACGGAGGAGAAGCAGGCCCGCGTCGAGTTCGTCACGGCCATCGGTCAGCTTCTGGGTTCATCCCTGCCGTTCCTCCAGTCCGCCCCGCAGATGGCTCCGCTTGTGGGCGAGAGCGTCAAGTTCCTGGCCCGTGGGTTCAGGGTCGGTCGCGAGATGGAGGACGTGATTGAAACCGTGTTTGAGCAACTGCAAAAGAACCCGCCGCAGGTTCCGGGAAAGCCGGGACAGGCCGGAGACCCGCAAGCTCACGCCGTCGCCCAGACCGACATGCAGGCCGAACAGATCAAGGCGCAGGCCGAAGCCCTGAAGGCCCAAGCCTCCGTTCAGGTCGCGCAGATCAAGGCGCAATCGGATGCGGTAAACGCCCGCCTGCACGAAGGCGACCAGCAGCTACAGCACAACGACCAGCAACTGCGTCTGGTCGCCCTCAATCGAGACCCCAACCCGCAGGCGGTAAGCAATGGCTAGCAATGTCGCGTTTATCGGCCACGTCGACCACGGTCGGCTGTTCTGCAATGCCGCGTGCGAGGTGGTAGAGACCGGGTTTCGCACAGATGGGCCGGTGGACATGCCGTATGAGGGCGAGGGCCTGACCGTGAGGGAACTGCCGTGACGACAGTCGACTATTCCCAGCTTGGAACGTCCGCCGATCTCCTCGGCACGGATCTGATTGCGACCTGGCGCTCAACCGGCCCGCTCAAGACGGTCACGGGCGCGATTGCCAAGGCGTATTTCGGGGCGGACTACCTGCCTCTGGCCGGCGGAACGATGACCGGGGCGCTTGTGGCCTATGCGGGGACGGAGAGCCTTCCGGGGCTTTCGTTCGCCTCGGACACCGATACCGGCATCTATCGCATCGCGGCCAACAACGTCGGCATTGCGGTCGGCGGTGTGAAGGTCGCGGACTTCGCTTCGGGGGCTTCGTCCATCGTCGGCACGCTGACCGCTACAGCGTTCTCTGGCCCGCTGACGGGGAATGTCACGGGAAACGTGACAGGGAATGTCACCGGGGCCGTGACTGGCAACGCTTCGACCGCAACGGCGCTTGCCACCGCTCGGACCATCTCGATCACCGGGGACATGACCTACACGTCAGGCAGCTTCGACGGATCGGCCAACGTAACAGCGGCGGGGACGCTGGCGACAGTCAACAGCAACGTCGGCTCCTTCACCAACGCCTCGATCACCGTCAACGCCAAGGGGCTGGTCACGGCGGCCAGTTCGGGGTCATCCTCTGCGGGGCCGTCGTTCGTCGACGTGGTCGGCAAGACGGCATCCTATACACTCGTGCTAGCCGACGCCGGGAAGGCGTTTTACCTCTATTCGTCCGGTGCAATCGTCATCCCTGCGAATGCCTCAGTGGCGTTTGAGATTGGCACGTCCATCCGCATCTACAGCAACCACTCCGCGACGATCAGCATCACGACTGACGTCCTCTCGTGGTTCACAGGCTCGGCCATATCAAGCGGGACGCGGACCATCGCCGCCGGGGGCTGGTGTGACATCGTGAAGTATGACGCCGGAACATGGTATCTGACGGGCCAAGGGATCACCTGATGCGCTACGTCTGGAGGGACGGCGAGCTTATCCCGAAGCACCTGGCCCCGCGCACCCCGGTTGCCCGGTCATCCCTGCCCGCGCCCTACATCCGAAGCGATGGCATGGACGCCACGCTGAACCACGCCAACGGCCTCCTCTATGATAGCAAGTCTGCATATGAGCGCGCCGTGAAGGATGCCGGGTGCGAGATCGTCGGCAATGACAGCGCCTTCCAGGGCGAGCGTATGCACGAGACGACCACGCCCGGCGGGCTGGAAAACGACATCAAGGACGCAATCGACCAACTTGGAGGGATATGATGGCCGACGATTTTGACGACATGAGCGCGGATATCGAAGCCGCGATGAAGGGTGACGCGCCCGTTGAAGCCGTCGCCGCAGAGCCGATCCTGCCCGCTGATACGCAGGAAACCCCGGAGCAAACCGAGGCCCGGACCCGCGACGAAAACGGGCGGTTTGCCAAAGCCCCGGAAGATGTGCAAGATACGCCTGCTTCGGGCGAGGAACCTGAAAAGACCATCCTCCCCCCTCGGACTTGGACTGCCGCTGCAAAAAGCAAGTTCGCTCAACTCGACCCCGATGTTCAGCAGGAAGTCCTGCGCCGGGAACGCGAGATTGAAGCCGGCAAACAGCAATGGGATACCAAGGCTGAAGCGTTCAACAAGCTGGATGCGGTCATTGCTCCCGTGCGTGACCGTCTGACGATGTCGGGGCTCACCCCGGACACCTACATCGCGGCCCTTGTTCGGGCGGATGAGATGCTCCGAGGCCCCCAGCAGATTCAGGCAATCCAGATGTTGGCCCAGCAATACGGGATCAATCTGGGCGCAATTCAGGGCGGACCACAGGCGCAGCCACAGCAATGGCAACCTGACCCGCAATACCAAGCCTTGCAGTCTCAGTTTCAGCAGCTCCAGGCGCGTCTCGACCAGGACGCCCAAGCCAAGCAGGAACAGGACCACCAAGCCACGCTGGCGCGCATTGAAGCGTTCGCATCCGACCCGGCTAACATCTACTTCGACAACGTGCGAGGCGAGATGGCGGCTTTGATACAGTCGGGAGCGGCGAAGGATCTGCCAGACGCCTACGACATGGCTATCCACGCAAGGCCGGACATCCGCCAACTCCTCGCCGCAGCGGCAGCGTCGAAAGCGCAAACCGCACCGACCAGGCCAAACGGACTGTCCGTCACCGGGGCGCAACGTGGGGCCGCCAAGGCCAACGGAACGCCCTCAACCGGCAACGTTGAAGACGACGTTCTAGCGGCCTTTAGGGAGGTCGAAGGGCGCGTCTAGAAGGAAACCTAAGGGATGGCATCCCCCAACCTGAGTGAAATCATCACCACGACCCTGCGCAACCGCACGGGCAAGCTGGCTGACAACGTGACCAAGAACGTCGCGCTGTTCAACCGGATGAAGAAGCGCGGAACGATCAAGCCGGTCTCCGGCGGTCGGACCATTCTTCAGGAACTCGAATACGCCGAAAACGCGACCTATCAGCGTTACAGCGGCTATGAGGTCCTCGACATCAGCCCGTCGGACGTGTTCACCGCCGCCGAGTTCGACTGGAAGCAGGGCAGCGTCGCTGTCACGATCTCCGGCCTGGAAGGCAGCGTTCAGAACACCGGCGCCGAAGCGATCATCAACCTCCTCAGCGCCCGCATCCGGAACGCCGAGAAGACGATGGTCAACAACATCTGGGGCGACATGTATTCGTCCGGGACGGCTTCTTCCGGCAAGCAGATCGGGGGTCTTCAGCTTCTCGTGGCTGACGACCCGACGACCGGCACCGTGGGCGGCATCAACCGGGCGACCTGGACTTTCTGGCGTAACCAGAAGTTCCAGACGACCTCGGACGGTGGCTCGGCCCTCTCCACGGCCAACGTGCAGCGCTACATGAACTCGATCTACTCGCAGCTCGTGCGCGGCACCGACAAGCCCGACCTGATCCTCTCGGCTCAGGCGTTCTACAACACCTACCTCAACAGTCTTCAGGCCATTCAGCGGATCACCACGACCGACGAAGGCCTGGCTGGCTTTGAGACCCTGAAGTACATGGGCGCTGACGTTGTGCTGGACGGCTTCACGTCCGGTTCGGCGGGTGGTGCGGCTGGTGCGGCCTCTGGTTGCCCGGCCTCGCATATGTATTTCCTGAACACGAACTACATCCACTGGCGCCCCCATACGGACCGGAACATGGTCCCGCTGGAGACCGTCCAGTCGATCAACCAAGACGCCACGGTCAAGCTGATCGTTTTCGCTGGCAACATGACCCTGAGCAACGCCTTCCTTCAAGGCGTGATGTTCTCCACCTGATAGGAGGCCGATATGGCTGCTGCTACCTCTGCAACCCTGTGGGCCATCACTCCGATTGCGGGTGTTGACCTCGGGTCCAAGTCGTCCACGCCGTCCCATGCGGCGCTGACGCGGCTCAACGGCAACGATGGGCACGTCTACATCTACGGCAAGGCGTCCGAAGCCATCGGCTCGATCACGACCTGCATCGTCGGCACTGCCGGCTCGTGCAGCTCTGACAGCGGGTCGGCGGGCTGGACCGCCAATGTCCCCGGAGGCGCTGCGACCGGCCAGTATTTCTGGCTGAAGCGCACGACCCTGGCTTAAGCCCCTCCTCCAAGGGTGCTTCCGAGGACGGCTCATTCGCTTAATTGCGAGTGGGCCGTTTTCGTGTAAACTCGGCAGACCTTGGAGGGGTTTAGATGGCGACAAAGAGAAAAGCCGAGCGGAAACACCTGTTTTTCCTGTGGCGCGCTCAAGGTGGAAAGTGTGCGATTTGTGGGGATGCGATGCCGTATCCCCCGCTGGCGTCGAGTTGCCATCTTCGCTTCGACAAAGATGAGCCGACTGTTGACCACATTTTCAGCGTCTCGCGTGGTGGCCTGAACACGCTGGAAAACATGACGGCGGTTCACATGGGCTGCAATTGGGCCAAGGGCCATTACGCAGCGAAATCATACCAGCGGAAGGTCTGGGTGGCGATTGCCCCTCACGTCCTTATGGAGCGGCTCCGTCTGGCGAATGCGCGCGACTTCTACCGGGAGATGGAAGGTCAATGATCCACGTCGTCAGCGTCCGTGTCGGGACCAAATACGGACCCGAATACGTCGCCATCCTTCACGACATGATCGGGCGCAACCTGTCCAACGCGGACGACGTGCGGCATTGGTGTCTGACCGACGACCCCGACAGCCTGCCCGAAGGCATCACGGCCATCCCGCACTTCAAAATCCTGCCCGGCTGGTGGCAGAAGGTCGGGTTGTTCTCCCCGAAGATGCCTTGGGGCGTGGGCGACCGGGTTCTCTACATGGACCTCGACGTGGTGGTCACGGGCCGTCTAGAGGACCTCGCCGAACGCAAGGGTATCATCAAGGACTGGCATTGGCCGACGTATAATTCGTCGGTCATGGTGTGGGACCACGGCGAACACACGCTCATCTGGGATGCGTTCCACACGTCCCGAATTACTGCGCCGGGAAGGCTAGTCCCGCCCGAACTTCTCCCCAAGGGTCAGGTCAACGGAGGCGATCAGGAGTGGATCAGCCATTGCGCCCCTGACTGGCCGACATTCCCGCCTGACTGGTGTGTGACCTACCGCGACGCCCAGACGTGGCCTCCCAACGAGTGCAAGGTGGTTGTCTTCCACGGCGAAACGAACAAGCCGCACCTGACCGCCCCTGATAGCTGGGTGCGGAACATCTGGAAGGTCGGCGGGTTCACGTCATTGCCGGCGATGAAGGGCATGAACGTCACGCACGACCAGGCGCTTGCCAACGTCCGTGCGAACATAGAGCGGGACGTGGAATGGTTCACCGGCTTTCCCGAACAGAAGGGGACGCTGGTTCTGGTCTGTGGCGGCCCTTCCATGAAGGACAGCATCCCTGAAATCCGCGCCCACAAGCAGCGCGGGGCGAAGATATGCACGGTCAACAACGCGCTCAGGTTCATGCTCGACCAGGGGCTCAAGCCTGACAGCCACGTCATTCTGGACGCACGGCCTGAGAATGTGGAGTTCCTGAAGGACGCGCCTCTAGGGGTCCGCTACTTCCTTGCGTCTCAGTGCGACCCGATCCTGTTTGACGCGCTGAAGGGCCGGGACGTGATCCTGTGGCACAACGGGATAGGCGACGGGGCGGAACTGGAGGAGATGGCCCAAGGGCGGGATAAGCCCGTCGTGGTGGTCCCTGGAGGCTGCACGGTGGGTCTGAGGGCGCTTTGGCTGGCGTTCGGCTCCGGATACCGCAAGCTGCACGTCTATGGCATGGACAGCAGCTACCACGACGACGCGCACCACGCCTATCCTCAGGCGCTGAACGACAATGAAGACACCATCTGGATTGCTCTGGGCGAAGGCCGGTATCGGTGCGCGAAGTGGATGGCCCGGCAGGCGTCGGACTTCCAGAAGTCGTATCCCGAGCTACGGCAAGCCGGGATGAAGATATGGGTTCATGGGCGGGGATTGATCCCGGACCTGTGGAAGGCTTTGAGGGCGCAGGAGGAAGCATGACCGATTGGAACCTGATTGACGGATCGGATCTGAAAGAGGGCGAGGTTGTCGCGCTCCTCGGTCCGGGCAAGGAACTGGCGCTTGGGAAGAAAGACCCGAACTCGCCGACCGGGTTCATAACGCTCCCGCTGGCGATGTGGATACCCGTCTATTACGTCCGCTTCCCCACGCCTCCCGACATGGGCATTGCGCCCGGTGAGGTGGGGATGATCGGCCTGACGCCGACCGTCTCGGGTGACATCACGGTCATCCCGGAATGATCCAGCATGACGGCATGTGGTGGCCTGACGCAGACAAGCGGGCCAGACAGATCATCACGGGCGACTGTGAGCGGGATATCGCGTTCATCCTGCCCTACGTCGAAGGCCGTGAGTGCATCGTTCAGGCCGGTGGCAACGTGGGGGTCTATGCCCTCGCCCTGGCCGATCACTTCAAGCGCGTCGTCACGTTTGAACCTGACCCTGCCAACTACGCCTGTCTGGACGCAAACCTTGAGGCGCGGGACGGGCTGGGGCGGGTGGTCGCGTTTCACTCAGCCTTGGGTGAGAAGACGGGCAACTGCGTCCCCATCGCGGTTGAGGCCGACAATTGCGGCGCGCACCGGATCGGGACGAAGGATACAGGGCCAATCCCCATTATCCCGCTAGACAATATCAAGCTGAACCATTGCGATGCGATCTGGCTGGACGTGGAGGGGTTTGAACTGTTCGCGCTGAAGGGCGCTGAACGAACCATCCGCAAGTTCTGGCCGGTCATCATCTGCGAGGAAAAGAGCCTCGGCGAGGTCTATAACGTGGGTCGCCACGATATCGAGAACCTCCTGGAGGGCATGGGTTACGAACTGACCGCCGGGTTCCACAATGACCGGCTTTACGTGAGGGCGACATAATGGCTGAACCAGACACCTCTATCCCGAGGTTCTTCCGGGACAAGATGCAGAACAATTTTCGATCTCAGCAGGAAGGCCGGCCCGTCTATGACGACGTGGAAAAGGTCGAGATTGTCATCCCCGGCATGACGCAGAGCATCGCGGTCGAGCGGGTGAACGAAGGTCACAAGATGCGATGGCCTCAGCACTACGCCGCGTTTCAGAAGGGCCTGGAACCCGTCCACGACGGCACGCCGCTGGAGGAGTGGCCCCCGCTCTCTCCGGCCCAGGTGGCGAACCTGAAGGCGCTTCAGGTCCACACCGTCGAGCAACTGGCGAACATCACCGACACGGCCATTCAGAAGATCGGGATGGGCGCGCGGGAACTGAAAACCAAAGCCGCCGCATGGCTCGACCAGGCCAAGGGCGGGGCTGCACTGTCTCAGGCGCTGGCTGAAAACGCCAAGCTCCGGGATGAACTCGAAACCATGAAGGCCAACCATGACCAACTCGCACAAGCCGTCGCCCGCCTCTCCGCCTCGGCGGGAACTGATTAACCAGATCGAGCCGGTGAACCGCACCGCGTCGGGCGCTTTGTTCTATCTGGACGATGGGCGCGAAATGTTCCAGTATAAGGCTGACGCGAATAGCATCATCGGGCCGCGTGAGGCGACCGAACGTGACCGCGCCGAACACCTTGGCGAATACGCGGGTTTCCGGCGGTCCATAGATGACGCTCCTAACGATAGTCCAGCAGGTTTGCCGACTGACGGGCCTTCGGGTTCCGACGGAAGTGGTGAACTCGACGGACACGCAGGTTCAGCAGCTCTACGCCCTCGCCAACGAGGAAGGCCAAGAACTCGCTAGGTCTTTCGAGTGGGAGGCCCTGAACCTCGAACAGACGTTCACCACGACGGCGACGGAGGTTCAGGCGGCTGCAATCCCGGCGGACCTAGACCACTTCCTGCCAAACACGTTCTTCAACAGAACCACGCGGCTGACCCTGATCGGACCGATCACGCCGCAGCTCTGGCAGGCCATCCAGGCACAGCCCCAGCTTAACCGGGTGTATCTGTGCTTCCGGGAGCGGGACGGGGATTTCCTGATAACCCCGACCCCTCCCGCCGATCAGACCATCGCTTACGAATACGTCTCGACCTATTGGGCGCGCGCCGCGAATGGCGACCCGAAGGCGGAGTTTACGGCGGACACCGACACCGCAATCATCAGCGAGCGGGTGCTTCAGTTGGGCCTCCGGTGGCGCTTTCTGTCTGCGAAGAACCTCGACTACGCGGAGGTGTATCGCACCTATCAGACCGAGTTGCAGAAGCTTCAGGCTCGCGACGGCGGATCTACGCAACTGAACATCACCGGCAGCACGACGTGGGGGCTCTGGGGCTTCCCGAACCTGCCCCAAGGCAATTTTCCAGGGTAGGACAGCATGGCCGCTGGCACAGTCACATGGTTCAACATCGCCAAGGGGAAGATCAGCACAAAGCCGATCAACTTTGGCTCGGACACGTTCAACATCGTCCTCACGCAGGCCGCTCAGGCGCTTGCCGCGACGTTCGTGGGGACTTCGACGGATTGCCGCTATTCGGACCTGACCAGCGAGGTTCCGAACGGCAGCGGATACACGACCGGCGGGGCGGCGCTCGGGTCGGTGACGTGGACGCAGGCGACCGCAACGTGGACCTTCGATGCGGCGGATACGTCGTGGACATCCAGCACGATCACCGCGAAATATGCCGTCTGCGTCGACACTACGCTGGCGAACGACGACCTCTGCTGGTTCTTCGAACTTGACACCGGCGGCTCGGTTTCCACCACGAACGGAACGCTCCTGATTACGTGGAACGCTTCCGGCATCTTTACGCTGGCGTGATGAATGGGCTCTTTTTCAGACCGCGTCCAGGACACCTCGACCACGACCGGGACGGGGAATGTCACCCTGTCCGGCACCGCGCCGACGGGCAAGGTGGACTTCAACACCGCTTTCGGGACGCAGCAGTCGTTCACCTACGTCATCCAGGGCCAGTCCGGGTCCGAGTGGGAGGTCGGCATGGGCTACCTGTCGGCCTCGACCACGCTGGTCCGCGACCGGGTGACGGCCAGCAGCAACTCCGGGTCGCTGGTGAACTTCAGCGCAGGGACCAAGGACGTGTTCTGCGACGCCAGCGCCGAGTTTTTCAACACCGTGGACGGGGCGGTCCTTGCCCTCCGCTACGCGACACCGTGAGGGCTTAACCCATGCCGGCCAACACGGTCCCGATCTTCTCCAAAGCGCCGGACATCCAGTGGATCGGCTACATCACGGCTGCGAACACGACCGCCGACCTGACCTCGGGGACGTCCTATCTCGTGTTTACGTCGGACGCGACCAACGGCGGGATGCTGTCGAAGATCAGGCTTGCGCCGACCCCAACCGGCAACACGACGGCGACGGCCTGCCGGGTCTGGATCAACAACGGGTCCACGACCGGCACGGCGGCGAACAACAGCCTCTACGACAACGTGACGCTTCCGGCCATCACGGCGTCGGGTGTGGCGGCGGTGTCGCTGTACGAGATCCCGTTCTTCGGGCCGCTCCCCGCAGGCTACCGCGTCTACATCACGATCCACACCGCCTCGGCGAACGGCTGGCAGGCAACGGCCATCGGGGGCAAATACTGATGCGCGTGTTCCACAAGATCGGCTTCACGGTCGGCTACCAGGGCGACGCCCAGGTGCTCGACTTCGGCATGTTCGAGGCCAAGGTTGGCGTCGGCTATCAGGTGGTCGACGACGAGACCGGCACGCAGGTGGGGCTGTTCAGCCTCGACGGTCAACCCCTGGCTCTGCCGAAGGTCCATTCGTTCGAGTTCCTGGAGACGGAGGTTCCGGCCCCGGCGTGGGGCGCTGATGTCTGATATCTTCCACCTTCCGCAGACCGGCCCGCTCCAGAATGTCTGGGTGTTCCGCAGTAACGGCGCGAGCAGCAGCGCCGGCGGGCGGCGGCTTCAGCCGTGGGTCAAGCCGCGCGGGTTCAACTCGTTCGGGTTCTTCTGCCTCGGGTCTGGCGGCGGCGGCGGCGGCGGTCTGACCGGTGTCACCCTGACAGCCCGAGGCGGTGGTGGTGGTGGCGGCGGCGCGTCGTCAGGCGCGATCATCATGCCGTCCTTCATGCTGCCTGATACGCTCTACGTTCAGGCCCCGTCGGGCGGCACGGGGCGCGGGTCTGGCCTAGCCGGGCTCGCGGGCGATGTGGCCTATGTGGCGTCCTACCAGTCGGCTTCGGCCCCGAACCAATCAATCATTTGCACGGCCAACGGCGGCGGCGCGGGTAACGCCGGCGCAGCGACGGGGGCGGCGACTGCCGGTGCAGCGGGTTCGGTTTCAGCAGCGTCCTCGGCCATCGGCTTCGGGCTCATGCCGTTCGTGAGCCTTGTCGGCATCATTGCAGGGGCTGGCGGGAACGCGGCGACCCCCACGGCGGGCGGCAACTCCTCGCAGACCAGCGCGACCCTGACGACGGGCGGCGGCGGCGGCGGGTCGGTTTCAGCCGCCAACGCGACCACGGCGGGCGGCACATCCGCCCCGAACGCATCCAGCAACCTCCCGACCTCAGCGGCGGGCGCGGCGGGCGCGCCGACCGGCGGCAACGGTGTCGACGGTACAGGATACTTCCCGAACGTCGTGCCGGGCGTCGTTGTTGACGGCGCGACGTTCGGTTTCCGGGGGACGGGCGGCAGCGGCGGGGGTGCGGGCAGCACGTCAACAGGCGGCAACGGCGGCAACGGCTGGTTCGGCTGCGGCGGCGGAGGCGGCGGCGGCGGGACCACGGGCGGAACCGGCGGACAAGGCGGGGACGGCCTGGTCGTAATCTGGGGCTTCTAGGGTGCTCGGCAACAGGGCGATAGCAACAGCCGCAATCGCCACACTGTTGACGACGGCGGTATCTGCCACCGCGCTTCCGGGCGCGGGGTCGTTGACACTTACGGGGGTTGCCCCGACCGTATCTGCGGCATCCACGGTTCTGCCTGCTACGGGATCTCTTACCCTTACAGGCCTAACGCCGACAGTCTCAACGGCGTTGGTGGTTCTACCAGGCGCTGGGGCTCTCACCCTCACCGGCCTGACCCCGACTGTTTCTGCGGACGCGACCCCGCTGCCCTCTGCCGGCGCTTTGACCCTGACCGGGTTCGCGCCGTCAGTTTCCGCATCGTTCACCACACTGCCGGGGCTTGGGTCGCTGACCCTGACAGGCTTTGCGCCTACTGTTTCGGCAGGCCACGCGGCCCTTCCTGGCGCTGGTTCCCTGACCCTAACCGGCCTAGCCCCGACCGTCTCGCTCGGCCTGACTATCACGCCCGCGCTCGGCACGCTGACCCTGACCGGGTTTGCTCCGTCAATTTCGTCCAACGCCAACCCAACCGCCGGGCTTGGTTCTCTCACCCTGACCGGATTGACGCCTTCCGTGGCGCTTCAGGTCGCTCCGGGCTTCGGGACGCTCACCCTCACGGGCTACGCTCCGTCTGTTGTCCTGTCCGGTCAGCTCCGTCTGATCCCGACAATCAGCAACACGGCGCAGCTTCAGGCGCAGATCAACGACATCCTTGAGGTCCTGTATGGCGCGCTCCCCGGCTTCGGGCCGTCGCTCCCCGCTGTCACAGGTCAGGTTGAGGGCCGCTTGTTCATCGTGACGCCGGCCAATACCAAATATCAATTCCGTCTTGGGGCTTGGGTGGCGATATGACCGAGACATACGTTCCAAAGATTTTCGGCCTCGGAGGCCAGCTTCAGGCGCAACTGAACGACATCCTGACGAAGGTCTATTCCTCCATCCCCATGCACGGGACGGGCCTGCCTTCAACGACCGGAGTGCTTGAGGGGTCCATTTTCATCGTTGAGCCTGCTAATACGTGGTATCAATTGCGCTCTGGCGCTTGGGTGGCGATATGATCCGCGAGGCTCTGAGGAAGAATAACCAGCGCGTTCAGGTCGCCCGAACGGCGTCCATTCCCGCCCCCACGCTCGGCTGGAACGCCGTTGATCCGCTCGCCAACATGAAGCCCGGCTACGCGGTCATCCTCGATAACTGGATACCTCGCCCCGGCTACGTGGAATTGCGGAGGGGTTCGCGGCTCTGGTGTTCTGCTGCACCGGCTCCGGTTGAGACAGTCATGGTGTATCGAGGCAATCCGACCGGAGGCGACGAAATTTACGGCGTCTCGGACGGGGATGTTTACGACTGCACCACGATGGACACCACGTTCACGGGTGCGGTCTATACGGGGCTCACAAACAGCCGCGTTCAGTGGCTCAACTTCGCCAACTCCGGTGGGGCCTTTCTGATGTGCTTCAATGGGGCCGATACGCCGTTTCACTACGACGGAGCGGCCTGGACCACGCTGACCATTACGGGGTCGTCGGGGCCGATCACGCTGGACCCGGTGGACCTGATTGATCTGGTCCTGTTCAAGCGGCGATTGTTCCTCGTGGAAAAGGACAGCCTGCACGTCTGGTATCTCGCGGTCGACGCGATCCAGGGCGCTGCGAACCTTCTCGACCTTGGCCCGATCTTTCAGGAAGGCGGGACTATTGCCGAGATTGGAACGTGGTCGCTTGATGGGGGTCAGGGTCAGGACGACTACCTTGCCATCGTGTCCACGCAAGGCGAGTGCGCAATCTACCAGGGGACGGACCCCGACGACCCGCTCTACTGGTCCATCGTCGGCACGTTCCACATCGGTCAGCCGATGGGTCGCCGGTCGCTTCTTCAGTTCGGCTCAGACCTCCTGATCCTGACGCAGACGGGCGTGATGAGCATGTCGCAGGCGCTCAAGCTGGACCGCTCTCAGTTCAACAATGTCGCGATCACGCAGAAAATCCAGAACGCCTTTCAGGTCGCCACGGCGGCTTACAAAAACAACTTCGGTTGGCAGGCGATCACCTACGACATCGGTTCGCTGGCGATTTACAACGTTCCGACCGATGAGCTGGTGACAAGCCAGCAGTTCGTTCAGAACGTCCAGACGGGGGCCTGGTGTCGGTTCACGGGGCTCAACGCCTTCTGCTGGGCGACGACCGACGACTACATCTTCTACGGCGGTACGGACGGGCTCTATCAGTGGGATGTGGGCGTTACGGACGCCGGCACGGACCTGACGGCGGACCTAGAGACGGCGTTCAACGTGTTCAACGAACCCGGACGCTTGAAGCATTTCACGATGTTGCAGCCCGTTTTGAACGCCACAGCCAACATGGCTCCGGCGATTGAGGTGGTCACGGACTTTGAGGAGCGGACCCCGACGGCGGTTCCGGTGACGATCAGTGACCGCTCGACCACGCTATCCATCCGCAAGGACTGGACCTCGGCGGTAGGTGTCGGGGTCTGGGGCGCGGTTCGGATGCAGGTCATCCTCGCCGAGGACCCATTGCTTGCCGCTACGCTGGTCGACGGGGCCGGGAATGACGTTGTGGACGGCGCGGGCAACACGATTGCCGTTGATACGGGTGAGCCTGCGTCGGCCATCGTTCAGTGCATCGGGTTCAATATCGTCATGCAGGATGGGGGCGTCCTATGAGGCTTGTGCTGGATCAAGGGCCGGGTGTGGCTCAGTGGGTGGAGGCCCGCATACCGCACATGAACGGCCAGCCGTTCGGGCCGTCGTCGGCTATCGGGGTTGTGACGGACCAGGGCGTCCCGATTGCTGGCGTGGTGTTTCACGACTACCAGCCGCAATATCTGAACGCCATGATCTCGGTGGCGAGCGATACGCCGCGATGGTTGACCAAAGCCCTCATCACGGGCATCATGCGCGTGCCGTTCGTCCAATATGGATTGAATAGGCTAACTGCGATCACACCTCCAGGTGAGACCAGCGTTTCGCGGTTCCTGACGAAGTTCGGTTTTCGACGCGAAGGCGTCGTTCGCCTAGGGCTAGGGAACCAAGATGCGGTCATTTGGGGCCTCCTCGCGACAGACTGGAAATGGTCTCGGTTCAATCTGGATCGGGCGGTAAGCCGTGGGGAAGTCAACTCCTCAGCCTCCCGCCGCTCCAGACCCCACCGTCGTCGCAGGCGCGCAGAGCGCAGCGAACATCGCGACGGCGCAGGAACAACAACGCCTCAACCAAGTCGGCACTAGCGGCCCTTACGGCACGGTCCTTTGGGGCGCTGACCCGTCGCAGCCCGGCGGCTACACGCAGACCACGACCCTCAGCCCGGCGCAACAGGCGCTCCTGAACTCGCAGCAGAACGCCCAGCAGTCGGCGCTCGGCATCGCGAATGACCAGATCGGGCGCGTGGGGAATGCGCTCGGTCAGGGCTTCGACCTGTCTCAGCAACCCGCACTCCAATACGGCGTGAACGGCCAGCAGGCTCAGACGCAACTAAACCAGACGCCGGGCCAGCAGACGGCGTTCAACACCGGGCAGCCCGTTCAGGGTCAGGTTGCCAACGCGGGCCAGATTGGCACAGGCTTCGACCCCGGGCAGGGCGTTCAGGGGCAGATTGCCGGCGCTGGGCAAATCGGCACGGGCATTGCCGGGGCTGGCGCGATTGGCTCTAGCATCGGCGACGCCGGGCAGATCGGGTCAAGCATTGCGGGTGCTGGCGGCATCCAGGGTCAGGTCGGCAACGGCGGGCAAATCCAGACGGGCTTTGCGAACGGCGGTCAGGTTCAGACGGGCCTTGGCGGGACGCAACTACAGCAGGGCATTGGACAGCAAGGAGCCATTCAAGGCGGCTTCAATCAGGGCGGCGCTCTGGCCGGCAACGTCTCCCCGACCGGCCTTCAGGGTCAACTGTCTGGCGTCGGCCAAATCCAGAGCGGGTTTCAGGGCGGTGGTCCGATCACAAACGGCGTTCAGGGGACGCAGCTTCAGCAAGGGCTGGGGCAACAGGGCCAGATCCAGACCGGGTTTAGCGGCGGTCAGGCGGTTCAAGGCAACGTCAATCAGACGGGGCAGGTTCTCGGGTTCGGCGGTCAGGGAAACATTCAGGGCCAGATCGGGAACCAACAGGCGCAAGGCACGTTTAATCAGGGACAAGCCGTTCAGGGCCAGATGGGTCCGACCGACTTCAGCCAGGACCGGGCAGCCGTCACGGACGCGGTTTGGCAGCAGTATCAGCAGCGCCTCAATCCCGTCTGGGATCAGCAGCAGAACGCGCTACAGGCCCGGCTTGCCAATCAGGGCATTGCCCAGACGAACAACGCCTACGGCATCGCTCAGGACAACTTCGGGCGGAACCGTAACGATGCCTACGGGCAGGCGCTGTATCAGGCTGTGCAGGCCGGGGCGAACGAACAGAATACGCTGTTCGGTCAGTCTCTCGCTCAGGGCCAGTTTGCCAATGCGGCGGCGGGCCAGCAATACAATCAGGGCCTCGGGGCGCTGAACGCCTACAACAACGCCGTCGGGCAGAACTTCAGCCAAGGGCTCCAGCAGGGCAACTTCGCCAACGCGGCCCAGCAGCAGAACTTCGGGCAGGCGCAGGCTCGCGGGCAGTTCGCCAACGACGCGCTGAACAACGCCTTTCAGCAGAACCTTCAGGCCGGTCAGTTCGGCAATCAAGCCGCTGGGCAGCAATACGCGCAGAACCTCGGACAGGCTAACTTCGCCAATCAGGCGCAGGCGCAGGGCTTCGGGCAGAGCGCGACGGCCATGCAGCTCGGCAATCAGGCTGCTAACGACCAGTTCAATCAGAACCTGGCGCAGGGTCAGTTTACCAATCAGGCGCAAGCCCAGCAGTTCGGGCAGAACCAGTCCCAAGCCAACTTCGCCAACGCCGCGCAACAGCAGGGCTACGGTCAGGCGCTGGGGGCCGGTCAATTCGCGAACCAAGCCTCGAACGATGCATTCAATCAGCAGGTGGCGGCGGGGCAGTTCCAGAACGCCACGGCGGGCCAGCAGTATGCCCAGAACCAAGGTGCGGCGCAGTTCGCCAATCAGGCCCAACAGCAGGGATACAACCAAGCCCTCGGAGCGGGTCAGTTCGCCAATCAGGCGGCGATGGATCAATTCAGTCAGCAGCAGGCGCAGGGCAACTTTGCGAACCAGGCTCAGGCTCAACAGTTCGGGCAGAACCAGGCGCAGGCCGGGTTTAACAATCAGGCCGTTCAGCAGGGGCTCAATTCTAACCTCGCTCAGGGTCAGTTCGCGAACCAGGCCCAGGCCCAGCAGTTCGGGCAGAATGCTCAGCAGCTAGAGGCCCAGAACCAGGCGCAGGCTCAACTGTTCGGTCAGAACGCCCAACAACTGGCCGCTCAGAACGCCGCTCAGGGTCAGCAGTTCGGCCAGAATGCTCAGCAGCTCGCGGCGCAAAATGCGGCACAGGCCCAACTCTACGGGCAGAACGCCAACAATGCCCAATTCGCCAATCAGGCCGCAGCGCAGCAATACGCCCAGAACCAGGGTCAGGCGCAATTTGCCAATGAGGCCCAAGCCCAGCAGTTCGGTCAGAACGCGACCGGGATGCAGCTTGGCAATCAGGCAGCGGCTCAACAATACGCTCAGAACCAGGGCGCGGCAGAGTTCGCCAACAACGCCAACAATACGACGTTTGCGCAGAACCTTGCCGGCCAGCAGTTCGCCAACGCCGGGGTTGGGCAGAACTTCAACCAGGGCCTTCAGGCGGCGCAGCAGCAGAACGCGGCGCGGTCTCAGGGGGTGCAGGAACAGGCCTACGCTCAGAACCTGCCGCTCAATCAGTTCAACTCGCTGATGGGATCGACGCAGGTTCAGAGCCCGACCGGGATCAACTACAGCCCGACGGCGGTGGGTCAGACCGACGTGACCGGGGCTTACGCGCTCAGCCAGCAAGCGCAGCAGGCGCAGTATCAAGCCCAATTGCAGAACCAGCAGGCCAACATGGGCGGGCTGTTCCAGCTTGGATCGGCGGCGCTGATGGCGTTCTCTGACGTTCGGCTGAAGCGCAACGTCAAGCGGATCGGGACCTATAAGGGTCACAACCTCTACAGCTATCAATACCTGTGGAGCGATGAGCCGCAAACGGGCGTCATGGCGCATGAGGTCGCGCATACGGGTGCGGTTCACAATGTCGGCGGGTGGGCCGTCGTCGACTACGGGGCGCTCTGATGGAACCGATGCAAGGCCAGCAGACGCCGCGTTCGCAGTATCTGGCGCAACTCCTCGCGCAAGGCGCTGCTGCACCGCACAACACGCCGGGACAGGTCGGCATGGGTCTCGCCGCTCAGGCTCTGGGGCAATACGGCGGACAGCAAAAGCCGGGCCAACTCGGGCGGCAGCTTGGGGGGCTGTTTCACCTCGGGTCCGGTCAAGACCTTCCGGGCCAGTTCATGCAACTCGGCAAGACGTTCAACCTGGGGGGATAGATGCCCGACTTCTATTCTCAGCAGTATGAGAACGCGGGGCCGCTCGCTCGCCCGGTCATCCAGCGCAGCCAGTATCTTGCCGATGCGCTGCGTTCGATGCGCGAGAGTGAAACGCCGATCAACAACGGCGGGCAACTGGCGGCGCGTCTGCTGGCTCAGGCTATCGGGCAGTATGCGCAGCGCCGGCAGGAAGCGCGCCTTCGGAATGTGACGGAGAAGGATCAGGCCGCCGCGCTTGCTCCCTATCAAGCCATGATTGACGGTCTCCGTGGGGCTCAGGGCGACCCGTCGGCGGTTGGCATGGGTTCCGGCATCTCGCCCACGGGTGCGGGCTCTCCCGCCGTCCCCGCGCTTGCCGAGGCTCCTACTCCTCCGCAACCGATGGCTCAGGCCCCGGTGGACCCGCTCTACAACTACCACGCCAAGACGGACGATCTGGCGGCGCGACTGCTGGCCCGTGAGAGTGCGAGCCACGATGGCCGGGTAGCGGCTGGGAATGTGATCCGTCAGCGCGGGTCGACCGGCATGGATCTGGCTGACGTGATGACGCAGCGCAGCCAATTCGAGCCGCTTGGCCGCAGTCGTGCAGAAACCATGTCTATGCCGACGACTGACCCCCGGTATCAGGACGCCTTGCGGGCGTGGCAGGAAAGCGCCACGAACCAAGTCGCGCCTCCTGGGGCGGATCATTTCTACGGCCCCGAGAGCCAACGCCAGCTTTCGCTTCGTGACGGACGCCCCGTGGTCCCTGACTTCGCCCGTGGTGGCGGCGGGACGATGGTTGGCGGAAACGAGTTCTTCGCCCGTGGGTTCTCGCCGCCCTCCGGTTATCAGATGACGCCCCCGGTCCCGATGGATCAGGCGCAACCCGCTCCCGCCCCGACCCCTCCCGCAACGGGTGGAGGCGCGCCCCCAGCCGGCCCAATGCCCTCCACGGGGCAGGCTGGGGGATCGCCCCCGCAGCAGGGCAATCCAATTCCGTCCATCCGTGGTGCGGCCTCAATCCCGCGCGAACAACTCTCGCTCGCCCAGCAACTGATTGCGAACCCTCAGACCCGCGCTCAGGGTCAGCAGATGATTGTCCAACTGGTCCAGCAGGCATACAGCCGCCCCGACCTCCACGCGCAATACGACGCCCAGCGCGGGGTTATGGTGTTCTCGGACCCGCAAGGCAATTCCTACGTTCAGCCGATCCAGGGGCTTCCGCCGCTCATGGAAACATTCGAGGTGGGCGGTGTCCGGTATCAACGCCGGGTCGGCTCGAACGATACGCCGGAAATGGTGCAACTCCCGACTTCGGGGCAGACCCGATACGTTCAAGGCGGACAGCCCGGCGCTCCTCCGGGGTCTCAGCCGAACGTCTCGTATGCGGTCAACCCTCAGACGGGGCAGGCCACTCCGGTAGAGACGGGCGTTCAGGCGGGTTACGCGCCCGCTCCGGGTGGCGCTCCGTCCGCTGGCGGACCTCCTCCGGGGTCTGGCGTCTGGCAACCGGGTCAGCCTCAGCCTGGCAAGGGTGGGGCTCCGCAACCGACACAGGGCGCGCCCGCTCCGAACGGTGTCCGCTTTGTGCCGGGGTCCGGTCCCGCACTTCAGGCGGCCAGGGACCTTCGCACGGAAGTGACGCCCCAACTGTCTGCGTTCACGGTATCGCGCCAAGCCTATCAGCGGATACAGGCCGGGGTGCAGGAAGCGGCGGACGCGGTGGCTCATGGCAGAAGCCAAGGCGCGGCAGATATTGCCATCATCTCCAGCTATATGAAGCTCCTCGACCCGACTTCGGTTGTTCGAGAGGGCGAATATGCTACGGCGCAAAACTCCGGTTCGGTCCCCGAGGCGATCAGGGCGCAATACAATCACCTCCTGAACGGCGGCACGCTGACGCCCGAGATGCGCAGCGGCTTCCTTTCGTCTGCCCGGTCGCAATACGCCACGTCTGAACAGCAGTATCAGCAGCTTGCCCGTCGCTATGGGGACATTGCGGCCCGGCAGGGCTTGGACCCGCGCGACATCGTGCCGGAATATCCTAGCCTTCTCCCGCAACCCGCTGCTGCGCGCCCCGCCGCGCCCCGTCCGTCCGCCGCTGCACCGCGCGCCGCCCCGCAACCGTCTGGCCCGCCTCGCGTCACTGGTCGCCCCGTGAGAGGACGGAGGGTTAACTGATGCCGAACCCTACCTACGAATGGACCGTCCCGACCAGCCACGGTGATGTGACGGTCGTTGCCGAAACGGAGCGGCAGGCTCAACAGGCCGCTGCGTTGCAGTCTGTTCTTCAAGCCAACACGGCGGCCATATCAGCAGCAGCGCGGTCTCCAGCCGCGTCCAATGGGTCGCTGTCCGTCGGCGCTCGCCCCGCAACCGGAACCCTCGACGCAGGCGCGCGAGCCACGCCCGGCATCGCCCAAGAGCGTTACGGTCAGGTTCGCCCGTCCGCGCGCAACTCGACCGAAATGATGGGCTTTCAGACCATGCCCGCAATCGGCTCCGGTCAGGCTCCGACACAGACGCGCGGCTTCACCGATCAGATGGTTTCCAACCTCGGCATGGGGGATGAGGCGCGGGGCGCTGCGTCCTACATTCGTCAGGGCGCCGGAAACCTTGTTCGCCAGCTTCGGGGTCAGGACATCGAGGTCCCGGCGTCGATGGCCTATCACGCGGGCGCTGAGGCTGACCGGACGGAGCAAGCTAACTTCGCCCGTGAACATCCCTTCGCCAACGCCCAAGCCAACACGGCAGGGTTCTTGACGGCAGGCGCGCCCAACGCGATGCAGGCGGTGGCTCCCGCTGCAACGAGCCTTGGCCGGGTGCTACAGACGGGCGGCAATGCGGCCCTGTCGTCCGTCCCCTACACCCTCGCCAATGAAGAAGGGACGCTTCAGGACCGCCTGCCTGGGGCCGCTCGCAACTCACTGATGGCCGGGGCTCTAGGCGGCACGTTGCAGGCCACGTCGGAGGGTCTGGGGGCGATGGCGCGGTCGTCTGCGGCGGCTCGGCCCTCGGCGCAGCGGCGGCTTGCGTTGCAAGACGTGGATCAGACGCCCGGTCGGATTTTGGGCGGATGGTTTCGTCGCGGAGAAGATGCGCTTCAGAGCTGGCCCGCGCTGGGAGACGCCATCAGCGACGCAAAAGACAACTCGATCCTCAGCATGAACCGCGCCGGCCACAACCAAACGCTCGGCGTAATCGGCGAAGCCCTGCCGAACAATGTTCCGCTCGGCCAAATGGCGATGGAACACACGCAGGGCGCCACAAGCGCCTTCTACAACCGCCACCTCGACCCGATCACGGTTGCGCCTGACCAGCAGCTTGCAACGGATCTGCAAACGGCCATCGCGAACATCCCGAACGATGGGATGAGGGCGCAGGCGGTGGACATCGTGCAGAGCCATCTGCGGACCAACAATCCGAACCCGATGACAGGGCGCGACTGGAAAGCTATTGACGCACAACTCGGGCGGGCGGCGGCGTCCGCGCGGGCAGGGTCTGCCAACAATCCCGTCATGAGCCAACTCGCCGACGGCCTTGAGGGTGTTCAGACGGCATGGAACGGGATGCTTGCCCGCCAGCACCCCGACGTAGCGCAGGCAATTGACCGTGCCGACCTGGCCCACGCCATGATGCTTCGGCTCGAAAACGCCACGCAGTCCGCTGGGGCTCAAGCGCAAGAAGGTGTGTTTACGCCGTCACAACTCAGTGCCGCCGTTCGCGCCGGGGACAATTCCGCAGGCAATCGGCAATTCTCCCAAGGTGACGCTCTGCTTCAGAACCTTAGCGGGCCGTCAATGGCGTCTCTGCCGGCAACCTTGGCAAACAGCGGAACAACGGATCGGGCGCTTAGAGCGCCGACCCTTACAAACCTAATCACAGGGACGGTGATGTTGATCCCGGCGGGGCTTTACGCTGTCGCGACGCCAATCGTAAACGCCGCCTACAGAGCCTATGCGCGGGGCAATCCCGGAGCCACAGGAGCGGCTCTCAGCCAACTTACCGCGCTGGCGGCCAGACACCCCGATCTGATGCCCGCTGTTCGTCAACTGTCTCAGGCGGTGGGGTCCAACCCTGCTGCTGGTCAATTAGCCGATTCAGTCGGTCGCTACGTGCGCCAACCACAAGCGCCAGCACAGCCAACAACGCCCACAGGCCCGTAAGAGCCCCACGCTCATGCCCCCATCGTAACATGACGAACATGAAAACCAGGGTCAGCGGAATGACAGGGATTTTCAGTAACCAGCGTTCCATGTGTTATACATACGCCAGTTTCTAGGAGGGTCAAAGAGTGGCAACGCACGGTGAAATCCAGACGGCGGTTAACCGCATCCAGGCCAAGCTGATGCTGCTTGAGCGGGCGACGAACGCGCTGCACGAGGCGCTGTTTGCGCTCCTTCGGGACTTTGAGAAGCACAACGGGATGGCCCCCGGCACGATCAGGCCGGCGGAAGGTGAGCCGAAACCCAAGCCGTGACATGTGGTCCGCTATGGAAATCTTCACCAACCCCATAGTCGTCGGATTCGGCGTCGCCTGCTTTGCGGTGCTGGCGCTGACGCTTGCCACGCTACGCCAGCACAACGACCAGGCGACGATATGGCTTGGTGGGATGCTGCTGGCGCTCTGGTTCGTCTCCAAGGTCACCATTGTCATGTTCGGCTACTGGTCATCCGTCGCGATGGGTCCGGTGGTCAACATTGCGGCGGTGCTGGCCTGCATGGCGAGTTGGTATCAGGAGCATCGGTGGTGGAAGCTGATCCTGGCGCTGCTGATGGAGGTCAAGGCGCTGGTCCATGCCGAGTTCTGGACGGCGTTGGACCCGGCTTATTCACACGCCTACGCCTACATTCTCACGCTAAACGTGATATTCGGGTTGGAACTCGCGTGCGTGGCTATGCCGGGGGCTGGAGTTGTCGCAGGCATGGTTGGCCGTTGGCTGTCTGATCGTCGTCGTGGTCATAATCACGGCCTTCGTCCGGTGGGTTCGACATGACCCCGGAAGCGTGGATAGCAATGACGACCCGGATCGAAATGCTTGAGCGGGCGACGCAAGAGCGGCACGAGGAAGCGGTTCGCATGATGTCGGAACGGTCTGGCCTGCTTGAGCATCTGGCCGAAGTTATCGGAAGGCGGTCGGATGACGGCAAGGGCGGATCGGGTCTGATCGGTGAAATGGCCCGCCTACAGCGCGACGTGGGGGAACTCCTCGCTCTCAAAAACCAGGGCATCGGGCTTATCATCGCCGTGTCCATCTTCGGGGTCCTGATCGTGCTGGGCATCCGTCAATGGATCGCAGGCATCATCGGGGTTCATCCATGACCTACGCACTCGGCTCCCGCAGTCTGGCCTTCGCCGCTCACGTCGACCCGCGCCTGATGGCCGTGGTCAAGCGGGCCATTTCGATCTGCCCGGTGGACTTCGGCATGACGGAGGATCAATCGCGCACCGTCGCCCAGCAGGCGGCGAAGGTTGCGGCTGGCGTCTCTCACGTCAGGCCCGGCCCGGCGGCGCGGCACATGATCCAGCCGGACGGGTTCAGCAAGGCCGTGGATCTGGTCCCGTGGGTTGATGGGCGTTTCCAGTGGGGTGACGGCCAGTGGCGCGTTACCACGGCGTCAGGGGCCGTCCTGACGCCGTTCTTCGACATTGCGGCGTCCATGCGTCAGGCTGCGAAAGAAACCGGCCTGGTGCTGCGCTGGGGCGCTGTGTGGGACCGCAAGCTGAATGACATTCAGGGCGACCTGAAAACGGAAGTTGAACGATACAAGGCGCGTCACGCTGGCCCTGATTTTCTGGACGGGCCGCACTTTGAAATCCCGATCTAGGAGGAACCCCAATGATCGACCTCGCCCCGCTTGTGAACCAAGTCGTCATCCCGCTTGCCGTGCCCGTCCTGACGGCGGCGGGTTCATGGGTCGCCTATAAGGTGGCTGCGTTCTTCCATGTCCGCATTCAGGACAGCCAGCGCGATCTGATCAACGCGGTGATCTATCGCGGCATCGCCTACGCCTCGACCAAGGTTCCGTCGTCCATCCCGGTGACTGCCGGCGGTGGGGTGAAGGATCTGGCCGCGACCTATGTCATCGACCACATCCCCGGCGCCCTGCGGTCCCTCGGCATTACGCCTGCGAGCCTGGGTCAGATGGTGGAGGCCAGGTTGCCGACGGCTCCTGCGACGGTCGAGCTTGTCACGCCGCCGTATTAGCCCAACAAATGGCTAATGCGTCACACACGGGTCCAGATTTTCCTTAGTTTGATTAGGCTTACGGTGTGACGAGTGACGCCGTAGTCGGAAGCGATTTTCGGCCCCGACCTGGGGTCGTTTCGTATAGCGATAACATGAGAGTCGTTTAGTTTAGACATGCCGTGACGTTCACCGCGCGCCGTTGTCCCGTGGGTTTCTCTGTCGGAAACATTCTGCGCGCGCGTCCCCCATGAAAGGTTGTCTAGGCGATTGTTGCTTGGGTCTCCGTCTAGGTGTCTGCATTCTTGGTCTATCGGGCAGTCACCCTTGAAACTCGCCATCACTAGGCGGTGGACGAGGCAAGTTTTTCTAATTCCGTCTCGGTGGAGGGTAACCTTACGATACCCCGTCTTTTGCGGCCTTGCTTTAACGACAAACGGCGTCTCGCGCTCATTGCCGTAGGTGTTAATTAGCGACCGAACCCTGCCCTGGTCGCTAACCTCATACCGTCCATCGTATCCCACGACGGGACGCCACACCTCTTGCGGAACGGGGGTTCCGGTGTCAGTTCTGTCCATAGCTGATCTCCTGCATGAGATTGGTAAGGGGCTCGGGAACGGGACAGCAATCCCGCCGAGCCCCGCAACTATAGCCTAACTTCGGACAAAGCGCACCCGGATCAGGAACCGCCTATCTCCGTAAGTGAACGTCCAGCGCGTCGGCTGCGGACCTCGGGCCTTCTTCCCCCTCCGGTTAGCGGTGCGCCAGTTCATCGGTCGCCCCCGGTGTCGACGCGCGCTTCAAAGTCCCCACACCAGTCGCCCCGATTGGTCGTCGGCCAACGTGCGCTCCCAAACAGGTCCCCGTCTGGGCGTGAGGTGTCTCGGGTAGGGGCATGGCGTCGGCAGGGGCTCATAGACCCATCCGTTCCGGGTCCGCCGATGCCGTAGTAGGTGTCCCCGATCTTGCCTTTGTTGTAGCCCATCAACGGCCAGAACCGGCAGCGTCCGCAGGTGTCCTCCATCACTCCCCTCCATCAGCCGGTGGGGTGGGTGCCTGCTTCCAGCCCTGCAACCAGCCTGAACGCTTGATGAGGACATAGAGGTGGGGGCAATCTTCGTAAGCGACGCCCGCCGCCTTGGCCTCTGCGCCCTCCTGCATGTAGCGTTGATACGCGGACATCTGCTTTTTCGTGATCCTGCTCATCACTCCCCTCCCTCAGTGGTATCGAAGTAGGCGGCGGCGCGGCGGAAATCCCCGACCGTGAGCGGGTCCACCATGTAATCCGTGGCGTTCAGGTCAAAGCCTGACGCAACCACATCCACTTCGGTGAAGTCCGGTATGTCGCCTTCGTTATCGTCTGGGTCGGAGACTGACGGCCACCCGACCCGTTGGAACGGCCTCAGAGCCTCCTCAGCCTCCCGCAGCCGCTCCTGAAGCAGGTCGAAGTTCCGATCCAGCCGTTGGTATTCGGCGCATCTTTCGCCGTATTGCTCCTCGACCTCCCGCAGCCGCAGCACCAGGGCGCGGATCACGTCTGGGCTGGCGGCAGCGATGTAGGCGGCGTCCGGGGCATCGACCCCCTTGATGTCGTAACGATAGACGCTATCGTCGGCTTTCCCGGCCTTAAAGCCTCGGGCCGCGCCATCGCCAACCTCAAACATCACCAGTTCGCTAGCCGGAACTAGTCGATTGTTGACGTTGAATACCGGCTGGGCGCTCTGCGTCCCCATGCGCCGGAAGCCCATGACATAACGCCGTCCGCTATGGGTGGTCGCCAGATACATGTCGTGGTTGTTTCCCATCCACGCCCACGGCCCCGGTGTCGCCTTCTCTGCCTTGGCGAGCAGGTCGTCAAAGTCGGTCATCGGGTCTCTCCGTTCATCTCGGCGGCGACGCGGGCGATGCGGTTTGGGACGCGCCAATCTCCGGCCCTAATCAGGTCGCAGCATCGCAACACAGCGTAGGCGGCAAGGGCTGCGTTTCCGGCGGGACCATTTTCCGCGTAGGGGATGCCCTCACCGCAGTCGGCAAGCCCGCGTTCAATCTGGTCGCTCATCGCAGTCTCCGTTGGCGGGGTGGGGTATCGCCATGCAATCACATCGCGGACCTGTTGCTCGGTGAGGCCGGGATATTCGCGCACGATTTCGGCGGGAGATGATCCGTCATCGTGAAAACTGATGACGGCCTCCCATGGGATGCGGGTTTCGTGGATGCACAACGCGCCGCCCTGAACGTCTGGGAACACACTCAGCAACGGACGGCGCGGCCCACTCTCCGTGGATAGAGCGGGGCGGGCGGAGAGGCCGAACCCATATTCCTCAACGTCGGCCACCAGTGCGGCCAGACAAGCCAGTTCGTTGCCCTCCGGCGTTCCAGCCTCAGCGCCCATCAACTCAGAAATGCGCTCATAGACACGCTCCCCGACTGCGCTTTCAACGGTCGGCGTGGGAAGTCCCTCAATCATGTGCAGGACCATCGCCTTCGCCTCCCGGGCGTCGAGCAGATTGGTCCCGTTGGGCATCGGGTAGGGCTTGCCGTTGTATTCAAGCCGCGTGAAGCTGACTCCGTTGTCTGGACGGAACGTCTCCGGGATGCTCCAGCCCAAGAACCGCTGAACCATGTGTTCCACCCACCCCGGCGGCATGGCCGGGAGGAGGGCGAGGATGGCGTCGGCATGTTCCTCTGCCCGATTGCGCCACGCCTGCCGGTCGTCAAGGTGCGCTAGCTCACCGCTCGTCGCCAGTCTGATAACGCGGAGGACATGTTCTCTCAAGGTCATTGGTCGTCTCCCGTAAGTTGGGCTCGGCAGAAGTCGTCGATGTGCGTGAGGGCGTCGATGCACTGGTCAAACGTGCGATTTCCGCTAGACCGCGCCTCGCGGGCAATCAGGATCAGCGAGTTGATCATGGACAGCCGGGCAGTCCTCAGCCTCTCCACCTCCTCCAGCAGTTCGCGCAGGGCGGCGGCGCTCACCGGGGCGATGGCCCGGATGTGGGGCGCCGAGTAAAGGTCGGGACCGCTAAGCACCTTGATCAGCCCCTCGATCTCATCCCGGTTCATTCGGCGGGCTCCAGATCGGTGAAGTCAGCAAGGTTCAGACCGGTAAAACCCCCGCCGTGACCGTCCACCTTGAGGACGGCTTGAAGCCCGTCCAGAAACACGATCTCCCACGCCACCCGTGCGCGGCCTTTCCACATGACCCGATCCCCGACCTTGAGAATCTTCGGGGCGCGCTCGATGTGGTCGATTTCGTCCACCCCGTAAACGTAGTCGTCCCCGTCTCCGACGGCGCGAAAGTTGAACTCCCCCTCCATCGCGATGAACTTCAGGGGTTTCATAAATACCATGTCTCCGGGCCTCGCCTCGGCGAGTGGGATGTGTCTCGGGTTGCTCATTGGTCTAGCTCCTTCAGGGCCGCGCGTTGGGGCGGCGTCAGGGTGTTGATGGGGTTGCCGGCTGCGACCTTGCCCTTCGCCGTGCAGGGGATGCAGCGCACCCGCCAGCCGCCTCGGTGACGCTCGAAATAGCCCGCCCCGACCTCGACGGTCTGGCCGCACTCTCTGCACGGGCCGGGATACCTATTGCGCATCGCGGAGCTCTTCCTCGGCTTGTTTGATGGCGGCGCGGATGCGGTAGTAGTGCTGGAACCGTCGCTCGTAGACGACCAGCCAGTGCTGAAACTCGCTGTCGGAGACGAGCGCCCGAAGCGCCTTCACCAGCTTCTTCGCAGTCTCAGGCGTGATCATCGCGAGCCTCCCATGTTGGGCAGGTCTGGCCTTCGTCACCGGGCATCGTCCGTTGGTCTATCCACATCGCGGATGAAATGATGGGGTCAGGCCATTTGCAGTGTCCGTGGCCGTGGTGGTCCCGGATTGCTACCCACCAACGGCACGACCGGCAGGATTGGGTGGGCGCGCTCACGTCTCGACGGCCTCTGCCAGTTTGGCCCCGTCGAACGTCCAGTCCCTCGCCGTCGCCGCGTCCGTCATGTGCGGCGGAACCCGGAGAAACACCTCCTTCGCCGTGGACGTGCAGACGACCCACAGCAGGACCAGGGGCTCGTCGTCGGGCATCTCGGCCCGATACAGCTTGCACATCACTGGCTCGTCACCGTGCGACATGCGCCAGATGGACAGGCCGCTCGGCTGCATCTTCGCCGTAATATCCACCTGGCTGATCGGCTTGAGCCCCATGTCGGCCAGCCAACGGCCCGCCGCCGCAGACCCCCGAAGCCCGGCGTAGCGGTCCAGCATGTGCCGGCGGGTTTCCGCGTTCGGCTCGTCGCGGACTTCGGCGGCGGTCAGGGTCTCGGGAGCTTCGATGATCCGTCGATCAACCCGCAGTCCGTGGATTGCCCAGATGCCGAACCCATCGGGGTAAAGCAGGGCCGGGCCGGTGTCGCTGTGAAGGCGGTTCTCCATATCGCGGGCCAAGACGGTCGGTCGCTCCGTGAGGATGACCGCGCCGGAGAACGGCCACCACCAGCCAGAGGCCGCAGCGACCTCCTTGAGCCCACGAAGGCGTGTGGCGGCTGCCAGTTCGCAGACCTCCGCGAAG